TGTATTCGACCTTCCCGATCATCGTCATACGCCACCACCCGGCGACACGGAGATCAGGCCGGTGCGGCGCTCGGTTTTGAGGAGCACGTTCGCGATGGTGTCCTCCCCGATCTTGACCACCAGCATTTGCGTACCGCCGCCCCCACCGACGCCGCCAGCGGCAGCCCCGTACGTCCGCGCGCCGGCCGTGGGAGCGTTCGGGAGCGCCGCGTTAGCCAGGAGACCGGCGGCGCCGGCCACGTGCCCCAGGCTGTCTGTCAGCCCCAGCGCGACACCCGCACCGACCTGCTTACCGACCTTGTCTCGCGCCTCACTGGACGGGGACGCGATCCCGAGCGCCGCCATCATCGAATTGAGGATGTTCTTCGCGAACCCAGAAACCTGGTTCCACAGCCACCCACCCAGGCCGCTGATGCCGTTCCACAGGCCGATGACGATGTTCCGGCCCAGGTTCCCGACCCATTGCGTGATGCCGTTGAAGATCCCCATGATCCTGCCCGGCATCGTGGTCAGCGCGTTGATGACCCACGCGACGCCGGACCGGATCATGCCCGGCAGGGTGACCATGAAGAAATTCCCGACTCCGCGTACGAGGTTCCCGACACCCACAGTGAAACTCTGGAACCACCGTACGAACGCCAGCCCGGGCTGCATCATGAAGTTGAACCCGGCCCGGATCCACCCCGGCAACGTCACCGTGAAGAAATTACCGATCGCGATACCAACGCCCTTGATGAATCCCCACGTGGCGTTGAACGCGACCACGACCGCGCCCCACACGACCCGCCAAATGTCCTGGAACCACGTCGTTTTTGTCGCGATCAACACAATGACCGCCACCAGGGCGATAATCGCGATGATGATGATCCCGATCGGGTTCATGGCCATCGCGGCGTTGAGCAGCCACTGAATACCGGTCCACACGGCGGTCGCGACCCGCACGATCCCGATCCACACGTTTTGCGCGATCAGAACAACCTTCTGCCACACCCACACCGCGCCCGTCGCCAGTCCTTGCGCGGCCGCGCGCGCGCCGGCCGTGACGTGCGCCCACAACGCGGCCGTGCCGCGCCCGACTGCCATCCCGAACCCGTTCGCGGCCGACGTGGCCGGCCCGAACGCGCCCATCGCGCCGGCCCGGATCCCCGAGAAAATCGACGACGCCGCGCCCGCCCCGGCCCGTACGCCGTTGATCGCGGTCCCCGCCATCGACGCGGCAGCGGAGATGCCCTGGAACACCTTCACGGCACCCATCACACCCACGGCAGCGATCGCGATATTCGTCAACGTCGGGATGTACGGCCCCAGCACGTTGAACAGCTTCGTCGCCCACGGCAGGACACCCTGAATCGACTGCCCCAGCGATGTTTGAATCTGCCGTTTGAACGACTCGAGGGTGGCCTGCGGACCCGACCCGACAGCCGCGACGGCCTTGTCAGCGGCGCCCTTGAAGTTCCCCAGACCGGCGGCGGCGCTGGACGGGTCGAGCGCGAACAGCGCTTTCCCGAGATCCTCGGACTGCGTACCGAACAGGGCAGTCGCGGCGGCGGCCTGCTTCACCGGATCCTTGATGGCACGCAACCGGTCCAGTGTCAGGTCGAGCGCGCCGGCCGCCTTGGGGCCGCCGGCCGCGATGGTATCGGCCATTTTCTTGCCATCCAGGCCGAGCGCCGCAAACCCGGACGCGGTTTTCTTCGACCCGTCGACGGCGCGGATAGAGAATTCTTTCAGCGCGTCCGCGACAAGGTCAGCGTCACGCGCTCCACCCTTCAGCCCTTGGGAGAGCAGGCCGGTGGCGGCCTGCCCGGACAGGCCGAGCTTGCGGAACTGTGTTCCGTATTCGTTGAATGTGTCCAACAGATCCTTGGATTTGTTCGCGCCGCTCTGGAAACCTGCGGTCAGAATGTCGAACGCTTCCTTGCTGTTCTTCGCGAGCCCCGTCTTGATCATCTGCCCGGCCGCCACACTCAGCGGGCCTACCTCTTCGCCGAACGTGTCAGCGAGCGCGATCGCTTTGGTCGTGAGACCTTCCAGGTCCGCCGCGCCGCCGCCGGCCAGCCCCCCGAGGTTCTGCTTCACCAGCGCCACGTCATCCGCGACCGACGACAGGGAGTCACCCCACGCCGCCGAATACACCTTGCCGGCAGTCTTGCCCAACGAATCCGCTTCCGCTGGGGACAGGCCGAGCTGGGCTTGCAGCTTCCCCTTGACATTGCCCTGTTCCAGCGCGGACGCCAGCCCGACCCCGAGACCGGCGGTCGCGGCGGCGACCCCGGCGAGGGTCCCGATCGCTTCATGGGCTCGGCTCGACATCGACCCGAGGGCACTGTTCGCGCCGGACGGGTCGCCGGTCAAGCGGACCAGGAGATTGCTGACTACACCTGACACCGGTTCACCCCTTCGCCGCTTTCTCGTTCTGCCGGATCTCTTCGTCGATACCCATGATCAGCGTGTAGAACTCCCGCAAGTCCAGGGACCGGATTTGGTCCGGGGTCAGTCGGCAGAGTCGGACGAAACCCCAGAGGTAATCATCGAAGAGTTTTTCCGTGCGCCATTCGGTGAAGCGTTTGTCTTGGACCCTTGGCCTTTTTTTCCCGGCAGCCCCTTGGCTTTGCGTTCCTCGATCTCCCGTTTCGACTTCGCGTCAACCTCGTCCTGGAACTCCTCCAAGGCCTTCGCCGCGACCCGCGTCCAGTCGCCGATGTCAAACTGCAACTGAGAGATGACCACTCGCCGGTTGTTCTGCATCATGATCCAGAACATGAGCGCCTGGAACGCCTTCGCGGAATCATCAGACAGGCCATCGAAAATCGCTTTCCGGCCCGTCACCTGGAGGTAATCCTCGATCACGATCGCGACGTTGACATCCATCCGTTCGGGGTCCCATACAAGCAAGTCCCCTTCCCACTCAACCTCAATCTGCATTTACTTTTTCGCTTTCTCTAGTGCCTTGTCGACACTCGCCGCTACGAGAGTCAAACCTTTGTCTTGCGTCGTACGCAAAGCGTCGTGCAGACCGGGCCGGTGCGGCAGCTTATGCCACGTCCACTTCGTACGGTCCTTCCCGCGCGGCCACGACGGCGCCCGGACCGCCTTCCCGCTGGCCGGATCCCACGGCCGGGTATGTGGCGCTGTCGGGCCGCCGGCCGTGACCGTCCAGTTGTTTTGCTTCGCCTTCACCACCCGCACCGTGCGTGGGATCCGCCTGGACCAGCCGAAGTTCCGTTTCGCGACCGACGCCACCAGTTGCGCGTACGTCTTCAACCCGTTGTCGAGCTCGGCAGGCATCGCGTTGCCGGCGGCCTCCAGCCGTTTGCGGAAGTCCGCGAACGGTTTCGGGTCAACCGACACAATCGCTTTGCCCTTCGCCATGGCTAGTAGGTCACGTCCTTGGAGATGTACGTGACCTGCAAGTCCGGGGCCGCGCCAACCGGGTCCAACAGGTCGAAGTCGCCGCCGATTTCCACGATGTCGGGACCGGAGATCATCGGCGAATCGCCGTTCAATCGGACGCCGGTCATCAGGAATTCCAGGGTCGCCTGTTCCCCGCCGGTTCCGATGACCGGGCCGAGGAATTTCAGGACCAGGACCAGTTCCGTGTCGTTCCGGAACCGCTCGTATTGGGCGACGGAACTGTATTCCTGCTTCATGGTGCCGGTGGTGGCGAAGAAATCGTTGTCGATCTGTTCCTGCTTCAGACCGGACGTGTTCAAGAAAATCCGGTCGGTCGCCATCGGGTTCGTTGATTTCAGCGTGAATTCGGTGACGTTCGCTTCGGCCGCGTTGCCGGTCACGGACCACACCCCGGACGCCTGCGACAAGGTGCCACCGGACAGCAGGGTGCCCTCAGCGAAATGGAACATGCCGGTCTCGTTCGCCGAATACGCGGCCGTGGCGAGCGCGGGCCCGGCGACGGGGGTACTGGATGTGGAACGCTCGTCCTGTGCGTCGACGGTGAATTTCAGACCCAGGAATTCGTCGACTTTCGCGTTGAATTCCCAGCTCGTGACCCGGCACCCGTTGTACGTGTACGCGTCGACGGTCGACGAGATTTCCGGTGCGCCTTTCTGGATGGACAGGGATTTCGCGGTCGCCCCGGACATCGGGCCACGCTGATGCACACCCTTGTACGCGCCCGACGTCGCGATCTGCGTCGGCACGGTGCCCCACGATCCCAGGCACGCCATGAGGATGACGCCAAGGTAGTCGATGGGGCAGTCCATCTCCACGTCGCCGCCGGCCTGCCGGGACACCACGGCGCGGCGGGACGCTCGGAGCGACTGGCCGCCCGCGTGCAGCCCCTTGGACTGGATAACCTTCTTGTTGAGCTTGAGGGTTTCCTTGTTGAATTCGAACGCTTTCGCGGTCGCTAGCGACGGGGTGGTGCCCCACGTGGTTTCCTGCACGATCACCAGTTGGCTTGAGAGCCCGGATCCGACCGTCATCACTCACCATCTTTCGGCTTGTTTTTCGGGCCGTCCGTACGCGGGAAACGTCCCTCTTTTTCGAGCTGCGCC